GACCAAAACACAACCTTTTGAAAAAGGTTGGACCAAAACACAACCTTTTGAAAAAGGTTGGACCAAAACACAACCTTTTGAAAAAGGTTGGACCAAAACACAACCTTTTGAAAAAGGTTGGACCAAAACACAACCTTCCGGGAAGTAAAATCAACAGTTGTATGGTAGGTAAGTTGACTATAAATAAAATACTATATTATTGCCCGGACGGTGAAGTAAAATCAACAGCTTATGGTAGGTAACTTGACTATAAATAAAATACTATATTATTGTCCGGACGGTTGTGTTTTGGTCCAACCTTTTTCAAAAGGTTGTGTTTTGGTCCAACCTTTTTGAAAAGGTTGTGAAAAGGTGGTCTCTTACCCGCATTAAATCTTCCATGATTATCGGTGGGGCACCACGTTCAAAGTGTTGGAGTTTCGCTTTCTTTGTTGCTTTAAGTAAGTGTTTTAATTCTTCATTTTGACTAAATTTCGCGTATTGAGCTGCTTCCATTTCTTTCTCTCTACGTTTATCAAAATCGTCGTCTATTTTTACTTTTTTATTACGGATTTTTTCTTTAGACGTCGCTGGGTCTTTGGCCATCGCCGGGTCCTTTGACAAGACAGAGTCTGAATCCAATGAGAATTGTAAATAAACTTCGGGATGATTCCGTTTGTATTTCGCGCCTTGATAATAGTGTTCAACGGACTGCCATTTATGGCCATCCAATATAAACGGCGCAACCCAAAGCGTGTCCAATTTTCTACGCCAGTCTGGAATGCGTGCCAAGTCCGTATAATCACCCTTTTCACTCGCGGCCATGAGCTCCCCAGTGCCTTTCCCCGGAGGCTTGGCAACCGATTTTATATAAAACTGAAAGACTGTGAAATTATTAAACAATTCGGACTGCAATTCTTCAGGTGCAGATACGGTCGGCGCCAGACCTTTGACACCCTCCATAAATGTGCGAAACTCGGGAATAATATAATAGGGTCCCGCCAACTTTTCTAAACATTTATCTACTACTTTCATTTTCACATCATAAGGGAGTTCCTGGAAGGTTAAGGCGCCTTTATCTTTATAACTAATCAGTTGATAATGATAGCCTTGGTACAGGGATAATATATAATAATCCGGTTGGAAAAGCCCCTTTTCTTCCAAGACCGTATCATTCAATTGTCCACAGGTCAAGACGTTATCCATATCCCCTGCTTTAAAACTTTCTTCCGAAAACAAGATAATTTTTATATTCAAGACGCGTTCAAGGGTGGAGATGGCCCAAGTGTCCCCCCAAAAAGCGCAAGTTTTAATAAGGGCCCGAAATTGTGTTAAATTATGGATGTTTTTCATCATTTTCAATTCGCCTTCCACAACACTTTTCGTGTAGATCCGTTCTTCTTTCGCTTCTTTATGCCGTTTATTGATTTCATCTGCTTGGGCAATAATGAGTTGTTTTGCATTCCGGTCTTTCAAAGCATCAATTTTGGTCTTCAACTCTTTATGACGGGTCGCCAAGATTTTCATTTCCTTTAGCAGTTGGACATCAGTGTTAGCAGCGTCTTGATAAATGGTTTTATAGCCTTGGAACAGATCTTCCGTGACATTTTCTGCCAAAATCGTCCGCATATCTGTGACACTTTTTACGACCCCTACGGTTGCCAAGCCGTCCCGAATCGTGGCAAAAAGACAATCGCCTTGCCCTTCATTATCAATCATCCGGTAATTATTGTTTTCCATAAACGCCTGAATCCAGTGGTTTTCTTCGGCGGCCTTGTAGAGGGCTCTTTCATTCGTCGCGTCGGTCAATGTTTGTTCAAGCAAGGTCTGGGCTTGGGTCTGCTCTGCTTTGGTCTGCTCTGCTTGGGCCTGCTCTGCTTGGGTCTGCTCTGCTTGGGTCTGCCCTTGTCCCAGTTCCGTCTCTACAAAACTGTAGAGTAAAGGCTGACCGATTAATTCTAAATCAATATCGCCATCACTGTCTAGAATATTTACAAGACCATCAGCGAAGATTTCATACAAACCAATTTGCAAAGATACTTTATTGTTTTTTACAAGATAAATTGGGTAATAAATGATATTTTGATCTATATATGTATAGACCGGTTGCCCTAAAGCAATTGTTTCATCTTTTTCAAACAGGGTTATTTCATATAAAGAAGCTTCACTGTTCTTATCTTCAGTTAATAAATGGCGATTTTCCGGATAGACAATAGTAGAAGAGAGAAGAGATTTTACCATATATACACTTTTTAAAAAAGGTTGGTCCAAATTAACATTTATATATATTTATATATATATATATGCCTAAGAAATATAGTAAAATACTGACTAAGAAACGGCATAAGAGGTCTCATAAGAGGTCTCATAAGAGGTCTCATAAGAAACACTCTAGGAAACAGTCTAAAAAGAAAGTACATAGAAGAAAAAAATATTTTGGTGGAATTGGTTTAACTGTTGAAGAAAAAGCAAGATTTTTAGGAGATAAAACTATTGATGAAAAAGATAAAGAATGTGCGATCTGTACTAATACATATCAAGAAACGGATGACATATTTAAAATAGAATTTTGTGGACATATGTTTCATAAACAGTGTCTTAAAAAAGTATGTAAAAGTCCTTTTAAACGTTGTCCGCTATGTAGGGGTAATATAGAACAAGATTGTAGAGAACTATTACCCCCCTTACCACCTTTACCTCCCTTACCCCCCTTACCAGAAGAAGTGCCATCCGATGCATTCATCGCGAGAACCGAATTAAACTTACGTAATAATAACATTAGAGAATTACCGCCGATAATTGCATATCAGACAGATATAATGAAGTATGATTTACGTATGAATTTTTTAACGTCTTTACCGCCAGAAATCGGCTATCTTGCTAGTTTAGAATTATTATATCTAGAGGGTAATTATTTAACAAGTTTACCTCCAGAAATAGGTTATCTGCAAAACTTAGAAAGTTTAGATTTATCCAAAAATAAGTTTACGAGGTTCCCAAAAGAGATAGAGTGGCTTAGAAACTTAACAGATTTAAATTTATCATATAATGAATTATCAAGTGTTGACGGCTTAGAAAATCTCGTAAATTTAAGAGATTTAAATTTAGCTAAAAATAAATTTACAATTTTCCCACTGGACATAGTGGAGCTGACGAATTTAGAATTGTTACAGCTATATGGTAATGAAATAGAGAGCATACCCGCAGAAATTATAAACCTTGTAAATTTACAATATTTAAATGTAAAAAAAAATAAATTAAAGAGCTTGCCAAGCGAATTAGCCAAAATTCAATCATTAACAACTATAAGCATAGAAGGAAATGTAGGTATTGAAATACCATCCACTCTAACGAACCGTAAAAAACTAAAAATAGAATAAGTATATGTTTACTTTGAAAAAAGACTTAAAGCTATTTTAAATTATACTAGTAGACGACATGCTATTTATGACTACAAACGGTCAATATGTGGAAATACTGCGTAAAAATTACATATCTGATACTGCGTATTATACCGCTATTATGAAATTACGGGGTTACGTGGCACCGCCGGCCCCATTGTCTGTGAATTTATTGCCTTTAGGTTTACGGATTTAATAATAATATTAAATTTCTGCGTATTAAATTTCTGTGTATTTAATATTAAATTTCTGCGTATTTAATATTAAATTTCTGCGTATTTAATATTAAATTTCTGCGTATTTAAATTTCTGTGTATTTAAATTTCTGCGTATTTAAATTTCTGCGTATTTAAATTTCTGCGTATTTAAATTTCTCTCTAGATTATAACCTAGAATGCCAACAACACAAAAGAAAAAAAAGAACCGCACCTTTAAAAAGAAAGAATATGCTAGTGGCGATGGTATGTTAACCACAATCTGGGGACCCAGTATGTGGCATTTTTTGCACACCATGTCTTTTAATTACCCTGTCAAACCGAGCACCGAAGACAAAAAGAATTACCGGGCCTTTATCTTGAATTTACAAAACGTCTTACCGTGTAAATACTGTCGGCAAAATTTAAAACGTAATTTTAAAGCTAACCCACTAACCATGGCGGATATGGCAAATCGCGACAAGTTTTCGCGATTTATTTATAAATTACACGAAACAGTCAATAAACTTTTAGGCAAAACCTCAGGTTTATCGTATTGTGATGTGAGAGAACGCTATGAGCATTTTCGTTCTCGTTGTACTTTAGATGAAAAACCCAAAATCTTTGACTTTAAGAAAATTAATGCCAAGACTTTAAAGACAGTTAAAGGTAAAACAGCAGAAAAAGGTTGTACCGAACCCTTGTACGGCAAAAAAGCCAAATGCGTTATAAAAATTGTGCCACAAGAAGAAAAATGTAAAACTTTGCAAATAGATAAAAAATGTATTAAGACAAGAAAATTAAATGTATAAAATAAAAATAAAATATATAATAATAATATATAATGACACATTGCGATCAGCGCGAAACAGAGCTTCTTATGAGTAATGTCATGCAAATTTTAAAGGCTAATAATGAATCTGACATTGTAAACTCGGTAGAAAATGGTATATACCCATCCAATAAAAAAAGGCGCATTCAAGGTGGGGGAGGGAAAACAGAAATAGTAAATGCCTTAGCCGGTATTCTTGCGGCGTGCACTTTGGTGGGCGGAGGCGCATTGGTCTGGTGTTCGTATGAAACAATGATTAGCGCATATATGATGAGTTATTTACAACCACGCCAAGCCAAATGCTCGTCTAATTTAACAATACTTGGGTTCAATACAGGTTTGGGTGGACGAGGTCTGGCAGCTGCCTTTAGTATGTTGTCGGGGGAGAATGCCTGTACTAAAATTGATCAACAATATGATGATGCGGCGATTTACACAACAACATTTATGCAGCACCTCTTTGCGTCTTTCTCCTTATTAGGTTTGAAATCTTATAGCCAGCTTAAACAATACTATGCTATAATTTTAACGGCTTGCGCGGAAGCGTACCCAAAGGTACAGAATACCTTTATGACGGGCAAATCAAATATATTTGAACGTTTTATCTTTAATGCCAAGAAACCCGACCCCGGTCAGAAACCTCCCGAAAATACGTTTGTCACTGCCGTTGTAGAAGAAATACATACGCTAATTGCGAACGAAAATTTAGAACCTATCGTTTTGAATGCTCTCGCTAAAACGGAAGACATTGTGGAAAAAGAGGCCAGTTCACAACCCATAGAAACGCTCGTTGAACCGGTGCTGAGCAGAGAAGCTAGTGCCACGCTGAGCAGAGAAGCTAGTGCCACGCTGAGCAGAGAAGCTAGTGCCACGCTGAGCAGAGAAGCTAGTGCCACGCCTATAATCAGCGACGCTAGCCCTTCACGCAGAGCCTACGGGACACCAGAGCTAGAAAATTTAGAACCTAATTCGGCTGAAGCTACGCCTACCCCCGAAGAAGGATTAAACCAAGGTGGACGAAAAAATAGAAAAACAATGAAGCGTAATAAGCAGCGCAATAAGCAGTGCAATAAGCAGCGCAAATCTAATCATAAGCGAACAACTAAGCATAAGAAGCGCAACTCTAAGCATAAGCATTAAGCATAAGCATAAGAATTAAGCATTAGTTTTAAGTACTAACAACAATGATAATATTAGCTATAATAATATTATAATTATATTTACATACCAAATTGGCTAAAATCCGCCAATACTGGCCGAGGTAAAAACTCCGTACTATTACTATTATAATTGGGGACTTTCTTACAATCAAATGCCGGTTCAGGGCAACGCGCGCAGGGGGGGCAAGGTGGAGGAGTCTTATTGCTGGTACAGGCAGTTACATTCGGACACGCCGGACACACTGGAGGAATCACCTCGGATTTGAGAATATAGAGATCTTCGTCCCCCGTGGGAATTTGATTCCGGGGAATGCCTAAGGGGCCATCATTACGCGACCAGTTTTGTTCCCGATAATTATTATTTTGGCGACGGTTTTGATGTTTTTTATGCTTACATCTCTTGATCTGCCGATGGCACTGTGATTCATCATGATCGGGTTCATCATGCTCCGTTTGATTGTACATTGGCACATCACGCTGCACTTGATTGTAATTTGTTTTTTCTTTCATATTATATAATACAGTATCGCCCGCAGGAGCTACGTAAGAATCGTTGAATGTCTCGGTATCTTTAGCACTATCGCCTGTAGAAATATAATTATTGAACCCTTCACGGGGACCTTTTAAAAAAGAAAAGATTATAATCGCGCCAACTATAATTCCGATTAAATACATCTGTTTTTTGCTAATATGCATATTCATAAATTTCATAGTGTGTATATATTTATATTATAAAAAATATATTATAAAAAATAATTGATATATTATTTATTTTTTGTATAAAGTATTAAGTATTAAGTATATAAACTTACATTAAATACAAACATGGCTGATACAATAATTATCAAGAAAACAGTTATTAAACGTGAGGGAAAACACGCAGAGGGAAAACACGCAGAGGGAAAACACGCAGAGGGAAAACACGCAGAGGGAAAACACGCCGAGAGAAAACACGCAGAGGGAAAACACGCAGAGGGAAAACACACAGAGGGAAAACACACAGAGGGAAAACACGCCGCTACTGTTGAAAAAAAACCGCGAGCCAAAAGTGTAAGCGGCACTTTAAATAAATATTTCAGCGAAACCGATAATAGTATTGAAATTGGGGTAGACGAAGCCGGTCGGGGACCTATGTTAGGTAGGGTTTATACAGCGGCAGTAATTCTACCTAAAGATGACAGTTTTAATCACGCCCTTATGAAAGATAGCAAGAAATTTCATTCCGTGAAGAAAATCAGGGAAGCCGCGGACTATATTAAAAGCAAAGCCCTTTACTGGCGAGTGGCGTACGCCGATGAACGCACGATTGAAGACATTAATATTCGTAATGCCACTCACACTGCTATGCACGAAGCCATTACTGATGTCATGGAGCGACGCAAATTACAAGAAACGTCGTCGTCTATACATTTTCACTTGCTTGTAGATGGTAACGATTTCCGGCCCTTTATGGTGGTGAATAAAGAATTAGAGTTAAGCCAGGTGCAACATACGTGCATTGAAGGAGGAGATAATTTATACTCGGCAATTGCGGCGGCGTCTATTCTTGCGAAAGTGTCACGGGATTTGTATATTGAAGAGTTGTGTAAACAAGAACCTTTGCTAGATGAACGCTATGGTCTACTCGCAAATAAAGGTTATGGGACAAAAAACCATATGGAGGGCATTCAAAAATACGGGATCTCTGCGTACCATAGGCGAACGTTTGGGATTTGTCAAAATTACACCTTTTAACAACCTTTTAACAACCTTTTAACAACCTTTTAAAAAAAGGTTGGACCAAAACACAACCTTTAAAAAAGGTTGGACCAAAACACAACCTTTTAAAAAAGGTTGTTTAAAAGATTGTGTTTTTTTTCTCTTTATATATATTATAAAATGCCAACGGAAGGAATATTTGTGGCAGTGGGCTTATCCTATCTTAGCAATAATTCTCCTGTCGGCTATTCCATTGATGGTAACGTCTGGAATTTAGCAACGGAAACTAATGGATTATTTAGCGGAGATGGGGCTGACAGTCGTGGTAACTCTATTGCCTGTGATGGACAAGGTCTGTTTGTAGCAGTGGGTGCAGGTTCTCCAGGCAACAAAAAAATCGGCTATTCCACGGATGGAAAAGTCTGGAATTTAGCTACCGAAACAAGCGGTTTATTTGGTGGCGATTTTGCTGGTTATGGTATCGCCTATGGGAATGGTTTATTTGTTGCAGTGGGTGAAAGCGAAGTAGGCGGCATAAATAATATCGGCTATTCCACGGATGGAAAAGTCTGGAATTTAGCTACTGAAACGAATGGTTTATTTGACAGTGATATTTATTTTGGAAGGGGGCAAGGTATCGCCTATGGAAATGGTTTATTTGTGGCAGTTGGCAGTAGCAATTTAGGTGAGAGAAATAAAATCGGTTATTCCACGGATGGAAAAGTCTGGACTTTAGCTACTGAAATGAACGGTTTATTTGGTGATGGATACGGCAGAGGTATCACCTATGGCAATGGCAAATTTGTGGCAGTAGGTGATGGTGAATATAATATCGGTTATTCCACAGATGGAAAAGTCTGGACTTTAGCCACTGAAACGAATGGTTTATTTGAAAATAGTGTTGCTGGTTCTATTGGTGGTAGAAGTATAGCCTATAATGGAAAAGGACTATTTGTGGCAGTGGGTGCTGGTGATAATAAAATCGGTTATTCCACGGATGGAAACGTCTGGAATCTAGCAACTGAAACAAACGGTTTATTTGACGGCGGTATTGGTTATGGTATCACCTATGGGAATGGACGTTTTGTAGCAGTGGGTGAGAGCGAGCCAGATAAAAATAATAGGATTGGCTATTCAACTGATGGTAAAGTGTGGACGTTAGCCACTGACACGAAGGGTTTATTTGGTGGCACTACGCCTAATACATTTGGTGGGTATGGTATTGTTTATGGCCTACCGACGCCGACACCGACGCCGACGCCCACTCCTACCCCTATACCCTTACCAATTTCCAACATCTGTTTCCCGGCCGGTACCCCAATTTTGACGGATCAAGGCCTAGTCATGATTGAAAAAATCAATACCCAAAAACATACCATCAATCAGCAAGCCATCCGGCATCTTACCCAAACAACGACCCTAGAGAAATATCTCATTCGTTTTGAAAAACACGCACTGGCAAATAATTATCCGACCGCTCCCACTCTTATGACAAAAGATCACCTAATTGAATTTGATGGCAATATGGTCCCCGCGTACCGCTTCTTGGATTGCGCGGATGGCGTGAAAAAGGTCAAATATAACGGCGAGACTTTGTATAATGTGCTTTTAGCCGACCACGGCAAAATGAAAGTAAATAATTTAGTATGTGAAACCCTCCATCCGGAGAATATTATTGCAAAACTATACACGAGCAACTACAACGCGGATGAAAAACATACGCTCATCACGCAATTAAATAAGTCTTTAACAGACCGGGATTTGTCAACATATAAAAATATCATTCATATATTACACACACAACCTTTTAAAAAAACACCTTTTAAGAAAAGGTGTAGCCAAAACACAACCTTTTAAAAAAAGGTTGGGCCAAAACAGACTAGGCGTACGCATTTTAAATTCAATCTATTTTTTCTATAATTTTTCTATAATTTTTCTATAATAATAAATAATATAGAAAAATAACACAGGCGTATTCCAAGTCTGGTTTGGTCCAACCTTTTTTAAAGGTTGTGTTTTGGTCCAACCTTTTTTAAAGGTTGTGTTTTGGTCCAACCTTTTGTAAAGGTTGTGTTTTGGTCCAACCTTTTTTTAAAAGGTTGTGTTTTGGTCCAACCTTTTTTTAAAAGGTTGTGTTTTGGTCCAACCTTTTTAAAAGGTTGTGTTTAAAAGGTTGTGTTTAAAAGGTTGTGTTTATAAAATTGATTCATTTTGACCTCTGCAATTTAAATATATATATAAACTTATAAGAATTTAAACGTTAAATCAACCAACTATATAACGTGCGAAAATGAAAGTCCTCGTATTTGATACCGAAACGACGGGTTTGCCCATCGGCCGCAATCCATCCATCGTGGATGTACAAAAGTGGCCGCATATACTGCAATTAAGCTATATTTTATTTGATACTGTCAACAAGCAAATCGTGACAATGCGTGACGATTTAATAAAGATTCCGGCCGAAGTGGAGATTACCCCCGGCAGCGAAGCCGTTCACCATATTTCGCGTGTCATGTGCGAAGCCAATGGTATTTCTATTAATGACGCCCTCAACTATTTCAACAAAGCCCTGACGCAAGCCGACGTGATTGTCGGTCACAACATATCGTTTGATAAACGGCTAATAATGGTGGAATGCATCCGTTCAAAGCAATTCCAAAAATTTACCGTCAATGGTATACGTAAAGAAGAATATTGTACAATGAAGAAAGGTGCTGACCTCTGTCAAATGCTTGTCACTAATTCCAGTGGTGAGACGTATTTTAAATATCCCAAGTTAACCGATTTACACCAGAAGTTATTTACTAATAAGCCAGAGGGCATACATAACGCCTTGATAGACGTGCTAATTTGCTGCAGGTGTTATATGAAAATGGTAGAAGATTATGATTTTATGGCAGAAGAGTCAAGTGATGAACGCAATGAATTGAAGAACTTGTATAAATTATATATGTAACAGTTATCACACACGTAAAAGTGAAGATATTTTAAAATTGAACTGAATTTTAAAAACTAAGAAGATAGTATTACACCTTCGCATTTTTCAAGTGCGTGGTAACTGTTACCTTTGCTACCGATAAAAGCCGACACAGACGGCGATTTAATTGTGCAAAGGTGTAACCCAGCAACCCATATAAACAAATAAACCATCAAACATGACGACCATTAAAGTTTTAGTTGACACCTTCAAAAACGAAATATATAAAGTCGTTACAGACTTTTACAACGAAAATAAACCAAAGACCTGGACCAAATTAATTCCCGGAAACTTTTCCGAAGGGGGCTTTGAAATGCCATTGGAAGATGACTTAATGCAGCAACAAAAGAAAAAAGGATGCCGAGACGCAAACCAACTATGCCGACAAGTACGCTGGAGTAATGGTAAGCTGGTAACTCCGAGTAAGTATATTCCTTTTGCCAAAGAACATACGCAACTATTATTCCTCGCCCTGAAGCACGGGTTTGGTGCAGATAAAGTTATAATGGTATAATAATAACATTATAACAATATTATTATTATAAAAAATATAAAAAGTAAAAACAATATAAAAAATAAAAACATTATAAAAAAGTAAAAATTGTGCGTGTTTTTTTGCGACACTTTTTTTAAAAGTGTTTTTTAAAAGTGTTTTTTTTGCCACACTTTTTTTAAAAGTGTTTTTTAACCAGAACACATTTCACACCCCTCGTCCTTATTTTTTTCCTCTTTGGGGGCAATGGTAAATTGTTGGGGCTGATGTTTCGCCTTGCGGCGTAAATAATACATACCCGTTTTTAGACCTTTCTCCCAGCCGTAAAAATGCATGGATGTCAATGTTTTATAATCCGGGTCCTCAAGCCACAAGTTTAAACTCTGGCTTTGACAAATAAAAGCACCCCGGTCCGCCGCCATATCTATTAAATGTTTCATTGGGATTTCCCACACAATTTTATACTTTTGTTTCAGCTGCTCCGGGAGCTGTGCAATTTGTTGAATACTGCCTTTATTCGCAATGATATTATTCTTTAGTTCGTCGGTCCATAAGTTGAGTTTTTGGAGTTCCGCCATTAAATATTTATTGACCAACACAAATTCCCCGGCATTAGTCCGGCGGCTGTAAATATTACTCGTGAAGGGTTCAAAACATTCATTGTTCCCCAGTATTTGCGATGTAGAAGCGGTGGGCATCGGGGCCACGAGTAGCGAATTCCGTATGCCATCGGCCTGGATGGCGGTTTTCAAAGCCTGCCAATCATAGCGATCCGAAGCCGGTTCTTTCCCCCATAAATCAAATTGCAGCTGGCCCCGAGACGCCGGTGAATCGGTAAAGGTACTGTACGCCCCCAAAAAATCTTGAGTCAATTCATGTGGAATCGGCCGCAATTTCTGTACTAAGTCATTTATCACACTATCCTTGATGGTCTTTACATAAGTTCGGAGAATCAAAGCCCCTTTACTATTCAAGTCAGTACCAGTCTCAGCAAATATATTAATCGCGCCAGGTTGTTTAAGATAATTCGCCAACACAGTCATATCAGCAATACGTTCCTGTGCTAATTCGTGGGAGCGTTCAAGTGCCCCGTGATAAATGGTTTCAAAAATGAGTTTATTAAGAGTGAGAGCTTCATCACTATGATATGCGACATCCATCAGTGCAAACGCATCCGCCAAGCCCTGAACACCAATGCCAATCGGCCGGTGTAGCAAATTACTAATCCGGGTTTTTTCCGTCGGATAAAAATTAATATCAATGACTTTATTTAAATTCGTCGTCACCACTTTCACCACCTGATGCAGCGTAGCATAATCAAAAGTTTTATCGCTCTTCACAAATTTACTCAAGGCGATACTGGCCAAATTACAGACAGCGGTTTCTTCAGCGTCACTGTACTCTAGAATTTCACTGCATTGACTGGCGATAACCCCATTGAAAATTCCGGTGTGCTTTAACGGCTCATTGAAACAATAGGTATCGGCAAAGCGCCCCGAACGGGTCGTTTTTTTTATAAAAACGCGCGGCTGCTGTGGTTTATAGCGTTTATTAAAATTGACAGTCTTCGCCAATGGTTTAAACCCTAAAAAACTCAATTGATATAATTGGCTGGTCTCCACGACCAGTGTTGACTTTACTGCATCAACTATAATCTTGGTGTTTACACCGCAGGTTTGAAGCATTAATTTGATTTGTAACAGAAACTCCGATACGCTCGTTGCAATATACAAGGTATCGTCTACAATATTACTATTATACACTTCCGCTGTGCAATAATCGGATAACCATTTCATTTTCACTGCAAGAGCGGCATTCACGGGGACTATACCGAGAGAGAAAGTGTAGAGGGTTGTCCCATCAATAATCGGAAACTCACATTGAATAAGCTGATCACCGACGTTGAGATTGGCCGCCTCTACTAATTTTACAAAATAGTTATCGTCATTGTTTTGAATATAAAATTTGTGATAAGGAGTACATTCTAATATACAACCATCGCTCGTCTCCACCGTCATTAATTCTTGGTTTACGCCGGTTTTATGAATCGTTGTCTTGCTGAATTCTTCGCCATTCCACACCTGGACGGTTTGCCCAGCTAAGGCTTTAATTACCACATAACCCGCATCAGTGAGAATTTGCGTCTCGGGGGCGACACACAGATTGGAGGATTTAATCACCCCGAGATTCTGCTGGTTGCTTTTCTTGTTGGCCGCATCTTTATACAATAAATAGGGGGTGCCCGTCTCCATTTGGCTATCCAAGATTTTAAACCACAATGCCCGGGCCTTCAGCACTTTATTCGCTTTCCCTTCGGCGACATACTTGTTATACAATTGTTGGAAAGTCTCCCCGTAGCAATCGGCTAAGCCGGGGCATTTGTGAGGGCAAAAAAGGGCCCAGTCCGCATCTTGTTTCACTTTTTCCATAAAGAGATCAGGGAGCCAGAGGGCATAAAACAGGTCACGCGCCCGCAATTCTTCGTCGCCGTGGTTTTTCTTAAGATCCAAAAAGGATTCAATATCGGCGTGCCAAGGTTCCAAATAAATCGCAAAACTCCCATTGCGTTTTCCGCCTCCCTGGTCTACGTACCTTGATGTCGCATTAAAGACTTGGAGCATGGGGACAATCCCGTTACTCTGGCCGTTCGTCCCGACAATCGCGCTGCCCGTGGCACGTATATTATGAATATGGAGGCCTATGCCACCTGCCCATTTGGAAATTTGGGCACACTCTTTTAGCGTATTATAAATACCGTCAATACTATCTGCTTCTAAACTGAGGAGGTAACAGGAACTCAATTGCGGGTGGGGCGTGCCGGCGTTAAACAGGGTCGGCGTAGCGTGCGTGAAATATTTTTGTGACATTAAATCGTAAGTTTCCCGCACGGCGGCTAAATCAGTCCCGTGAATACCGAGGGCGACACGGAGCCACATGTGTTGCGGACGCTCCACGAGCATGCCATTGACCCGCATCAAATACGAACGTTCAAGCGTTTTGAAACCGAAATAATCAAAGAGATAATCCCTTTCATAATCAACAAACTCATCAAGGGTTTCCTGGTAATGTTGAATGATTTCCCAGAGCTCTGTGCTAATGAGGGGTTTATGTTGACTATGAACATCTGTGTGTTTATAGAGGGTTTCCATTGCGACATAGAATGAATTAGTGGTGATGCGGTGGTTATTGGCTACGATAATCCGGTTGGCCAAAGTGGCGTAATCCAAATGTTTTGTGCTGAGGGCGGCACATTGTTCAGCGGTGAGTTCGTCAATGACAAATGTAGGTATTTTATCATACAGTTGATCAATCACTTTCATGATGAGCTGGCTATAATTAATCATTAACGGGGGCGTTACTTCGGCGCCGAGTTTCTTGACACGTTGGAGAATTTTATCAAAAGAGACTTCTTGACAGGTGCCATCACGTTTAATTACTCGCATTTCTTGTTCCATCTGTCTAGTAAATAGACATAGAGAGATGAGTTTATATGGTTTTCTATAAAAGACTTGTAAAATACCCTGTTTAAAAGTGTATTTTACAAATGTTAAAAAAAAACCTTTTCTCGCTGGCGTAGCTTATGCAAGGATGTATGTTTTTGGTCCAACCTTTTTTTAAAAGGTTGTTTTTGGTCCAACCTTTTTTTAAAAGGTTGTTTTTGGTCCAACCTTTTTTTAAAAGGTTGTTTTTGGTCCAACCTTTTTCTAAAAGGTTGTTTTTTAAAAGGTTGTATATATAAGAAGATGTTCTATTCGTTCCTTAAATGTATTTTAATTTTTGTAATATTTTATGGCTTATATAATTTAGCCAAAATGCTTTTCTATAAAAAAAGGGAAGGTTTTTTGAATTTCCCCAATAAACTTTTGTCGCCAGGCGATTTCCCTTTAACGGTAGATAAGCCGCTACTCGTGGATGATTATAAATTAAAAAATCCACCCTATTTATCCGCACTAAATGCCAGTGATATTTATAAAGAATATCCGATATTCCCGGCGCATTCCACTGAAATAAATAACATTAGGTATTGGTCCAAACCTGAAAACGGCACGTGTTCGCCAGCGGAAATGTGTGGTTATTTATACGAAGATTATACCGATCAACATATTCCTCTTCCCCCCACCGCGCCTGGATGGAATAAACGTGTCAATTTTTATGAGGAGGATTATTAGTAGACACTATAAAATTACACTACTACCTCAGTCTCAACTGTAAGTACTTCGGTTTCAAAAGTAAGTTCTTGAACCTGTTCTCCTTCTGCAGCATCTATATCCATCATGGCTGCGAAGTCAATCAAACATTTCCCGCTCAACCCATTCGGTACGTTCTCCAATTTCATTTTTTTATTAGGGGAACGGTGTTCATAACCGTGTGTTTTTTCGTGTTCAATGGTTTGCCAGAGGTCAGTGAGAATAGGGACGGCCGCTTTAAACCAAAATTTATTGCGTAACACGAGGACACAACTTAATTCATCAAGCCACCAATAGATATTTTTACACCACATATCATTCTGATGTTTCTCCAGCATTGCGGCTTCCCACACAGTTAACTCTGCCCTAGTGAGATTGATGGGCGCATATTCATAAAACGGTTGACCATTCACCATATATTGAATCATCATCCCTTTCTGTTGACCTTGTTGTGTTTTATTGATGTCGCCTTCCAGTTCGTGTTCCACTTCCACTTCCACTTCCTCTTCCACTTCGCCTTTGTAACAATCCGCCAAATATGCGTCTTCATCCACATATTCTTTAAACCGGGTTTCTAAAAAATCACATTCATTTAAATTACAGACTTCTAATTGTAGCTGCATCTGGATCCAATATTCCATTTTAGGGATGCCATCAATATCTCGGTTCACAATATTTTTAATTTCCAACATCCGACCATAACGATCAGATGTTTCCAATGTATTAATGCCATCGGGGGAGGCAGCTAAAAACCCCAATGTGGTATGGGGGATGCAACCAAAATCACTGACGGTGGTCTTGTACAAAAACTCGTATAATTGTACCGACACGGGTTCATATTTATGGCCCCAATGCATAGGCGAATCGGTTGATGTATGACTGTATTTCTCCACATTCAATGGTTTGCATTTATCATAAATGAGCTGATTTCGGGTACTTTCACTAATAAACGCTTTCCAAATACTACTCGCTGTTAAATATTTATAACGAAAATTATACCATGCCGCCGTCCGCTGTTCCGGTTGGGGGATATTTTGTAAATAAGTAATTTTCTCTCTAAGCTTCGCTAAATTTGGCTTGACACGAATAAAGGTTTTCGGAAACGAGCGTTTCGGGGCCACTTGCTGGTAAAAGAGTTTCATGGCTTGTTCAATACAAAGTAGCAAATCATCTTCCATATCATAAGCATTGATATCAACGAGTTGCTCTAAAAATAAATCAAACACTTCAAGAATTACATTCTCGTGAAAGTGGGGTTGAATATAAAGCATGGGTTCGCGGTCTAATAAATCATTTATCAGCAAATAAGCGGTTTCAACTAAGGTGATTTCGTCATCAGAACTAAAGACGGATGGTACCATAAAACTGTCTAGGATATTTACTAAGCTATCGGTATTTGTATCCATAGCCATAAAAAGATGTAACTATATGTATTAAATAATATATCTTTAATACGTAGATCAATTTTATCTATTAAGTTTAGGGAGTTGCATTTGTACTTGAATTTGTACTTAGATTTGCTACCGTTGCGTCACTGGTTTTCTTTACGGGCTTCTTTCCACTCCCTAGGGATTTACTGGTGGACGCCCGTTTCTCATTGCGTTTAAAGGTAAACTTCCGACTACTAGAATTAAAATGTAAACTGGGAATAGTCAAAATTTTCCCTGTTTGATTATCATATTGGACATCTTTGACATGTTGTAATTTCTTCTTGTCCAAACTCTCTATCAAATATGTTTTAAACTCTTGAATTTCCGTTTCATTTAGCGCAAAGGTCGGGGCGCTGTTATCCACATAATCGGTCAATTGTTTAATTTTATCGGTTTTATCTAATTTATTCCAAGGCTCGTGTTTGTTCAAATTACTTTCCTTTTCCAAAAATAAATCAATATTGGCTTTTTTTGAATTTACGGTTTTAGTTACTGGTGATGAACCCGCAGTAGCTAAAAGCATATTCTTGAATTTAATATTTTTTAATTGGCGACAATCGTCAGATTTATCCACAGTTGTAGTTGTATTGGCTTGTGTGGTTTCCATTATAGTATATAAACGAATAGGTTTAACTCATTTTTTCTTAAAATAATATAAACATAAAATGAGTTAATACTTTTTTCAAAAAAGTATTACAAACATATAGTAATGGCCGATACCGCGCCTAACAAGACTATTATAATCACAGGCAAACACAATATTGATACGCTCCATAAATTGGAAAATCCACGGTCGGCGGCCAAGGCCAAACGTTTGGCGATGACTACATTGAATGATCTTGATATTACTCATAAAGACCAAGTGCTGATGTTGAATAAATTATACATGGACTGTGATTTTCCCTTAAAGTCTCTCTTGGAAAAAGAATTAGAGAGAAAACTACAAGGTTACAAAGCGCAAGATATTAAGAAAGAGATCTATGAACCGACCTTACTGATTACTTTAGCTGATACGCTAGAAAAACTGTTGCCAACGAAATTACAATGCTTTTATTGTAAAACCGCTATTGTTCTCCTTTATAAAAATGTCCGGGAACCGACACAGTGGACACTAGACCGGATTGACAATGATAAATGTCATAGTAAAGACAATACAGTCGTGGCATGTTTGAAATGTAATTTACAACGGCGGGTCACCCATATTGATAAATTTACGTTCACCAAGAGTTTGAAAATAACTAAAACCCTACCTTTTTCTAAAAAGGTAGAGCCAAAACATCCAAATTCTATATAGGCGCATTCAAATATTAGTGTAATTTTTGGCTCTACCTTTTTAGAAAAAGGTAGTGAATTGCGAATAATACATAATATTAATTTACTAAGCTTTATTACAATGGAACCTAATAATATTCAGTATTTAAGATGGAGTAAAGGAGAGAAATACGAACAATCCGCGAAGAGTGATAAAGAAAAATACATTGGCAACGCTGAGATGCAAGTTGCCCAAGTGGAAAACGTGGCACAAGTGGAAAACGTGGCAGAAGAATACAATAAAATGAAGTGTTTATTATTTGATGACGGTTCAGATTCGTGTATGCGCATAAGTAACAAACGCGAAGACGCAAATACAAAATTGAGTGAGCGCTGTATGATTGAAAACATTAGTCAAAACCCTTTTCTCTCTAGAAATAATTATTTAAAAGATTTACAAGTGCAAGATGAGTTTCTCAAACCAAAGAATTCCAATTTCAATATAGAAGCTTAATAATCACTTATATTATGTAAAATATATGAAAAGTAAAAGTGTAACAGATATAACAAAATAAATACTTAAACGCAATCCATTATGAAAATATATATGACATCCGTCTATACAAGTCAAAATACCTTACTATTAAATAATTTAATTACTTTTTATAAAGAAGGCGACAATATGGAAAAGATGCTGTCCATTATTAATGGCATGGCTCCCATTTCGCTACGTATTGTGGACTGGTTTACCACTAACTATGCCAAGAAATATTACACTGTCTATGATATTCCCAATAAAGACGTATCCAAGGTGAAAAGATTCAAAGTCTACGTGGATTACAAGCTGAAGCTCAGGGCATACAGTAAAAAAAGATTTGATCCATTCTGTCGTTGGGACAGAATTAATGTTCCGTATAAAAACGGCACATCTATTCAAACCACGATCGGTCAATTGAATTTTTTCAAATGGGCCTTTGAGAATGATGTGATAAAATTCATTGAAGATAATTATGTGACCATAGAGAAGGATATGAATAACCGTAACAGTACGGCGAAGAAAAAAAATACGCCGGTGAACCAAAAGACCCGGAAAAAGCGCGAAGAATTATCCATCTCTGCATCAAAAACGATAAAGAATGAAGAAGTGGAGATTGTGGTGAAGTTTAATTAGACTTTTTTGCTTTTGCTTTTATTAACAAAAGCACTTAAAATAAAAAGTGTTGTCTGTGATAAAGACTATAAAAGTTTGCTTCGCCTCGCAGAGAAGCAAAAAGAAGGTAGCGGTGGCCATAACATATTGGAATAGACGCGTGAATGGTGCAACAAATATCTACAAAATTGCTTCAAATGCAATAAATAATAAAGCAAGACCTAATTATTTATCTAGAAGCAATTATTTATCTAGAAGCAATAATTTATCAGGTAATTTAGAATAATTACCACAACCAAAATTTATACGCTCTGCAATGAGCAAACCTTGTTAATTTATAATTTCACCAAAAGGTATAGTTTTAAATCTTAAAGGGTATAAATATATATTTTCCTGATTACTTATGGGAAATACCAATTCCACCAATTATATTAATTTTGAAGATATGCAAGCCTCCATAAATAATAAAGAATATATTATCATTAACACATTGATTTCTCATCAGCAGCAGTGTTTAATCAGGGGTACAATTTTCATGACTAGTGAAGAAGAAATCTTAAATTCTTATTTGAAATCCAACAGGAATGTCCGGATTATTGTCTATGGGATGAACTCCACCGATCCGAATGTAACAAAAAAATACGAACAATTATTGGGTCTCGGATTTTTACATGTTTTTATTTATAGCGGAGGTTTATTTGAATGGCTACTTTTGCAAGATATTTATGGGAAAGACTTATTTCCAACCACAACGAATGAGCGCGATATTTTAAAATTTAAAGGGCGCCAGCATTTCAATGTGCGATTATTAGAATAATATGTTACTTAATAATTAATTTTTTTAAACTTAATTATTAAGATATATTTATCAAGGTATATTTATCAAGGTATATTTATCAAGGTATATTTATCAAGGTATTTTTTTGTAAATTTGTGGAATATTAACAAAATCCGCGATTTTCTCTAGCCATTCGGCGTACGCATCCGTATCCATTTCTACATTACCGTCTAGTAATAAGGTGGGTGAAATTTGATGTTTTAACAACCAATTCTCGTGATAGTCATGACATTTTTCTAAATAACTCAATGGAATAATTTCTCCTTGCCGTCCACGTTTGACGACCCGTCCGGCTGAGACATTGGGATCTGCTTGAATATAAATATGCGAAATATTCGGTAAATCCCCGATAAATTCATCAAACCATTTCATGTAAATATTGTATTCAATTTCTTCAATCTTCCCGTCATCATAAAGCATTTTGGCAAACACCTCGCAATCGGTAAAAACACTGCGTTCCATAATAATAATCGCAGTGTTTTCTTTCAATGCATTGCGAATAATTGATAACCGCGATATATAAGCCATCATTTGAAATGTGAAGGCGTATTTATGTTGATCGCCGTAATATTTTTCTAAAATGGTCATGCCATCTCTATCGGTCACGGACGACCACACATCTACGGGCTCGGGGATATAACCGATCTTCATTTCGGGAAACTTTTCGGTGAAATACGTTTGGACTTTTTCAATTAAGGTAGATTTGCCGGTGCCGATATTGCCTTCAATTGAGATGATAATGGGCTGTTTTTTATTCGCTCTCTCTGCCTCCATATAATCAAAATGGTTTGTAATATGTTTTAATATATTAATGAATATAGTTATATTATAACTTACATAACCACACAACAGACTCACTGATAAGATACCAAACATATCAAGATAGGTTATAGAATCCATCTCTCTGATTTAATTGTTACATATACTATTAACGTTCTGTTTAATTCAATTTATAATTAAATTACTATATATTTTGCCATTCTATTTTGCCATTCTATTTTTTATTAAAAGTGTATATATAATGAGTAAGAGAGATATTTTAGTTGTATTTGACATTGATGAAACTTTACTGCAATATATCAATAAAGGTGCTTATCATTATTGGGAAGAAACCACGCCAGATCAAAAACGTATTATAGAGAATAATTTAGAATTTATAGATTTTCCAAGTAAAAGAAACATTGTATTTTTTAGACCTGGATTAAAACGATTTCTTGAAATGGCTCGTGATAGTGGAAGAATTAAAGTTGCAATATGGACATATTCAGAGAAAGATTATGCAAAGGAAGTTGCGAAACTTATTTGTGATAAATTTAATTTGCCATCGGATACGTTTATTTTCAAATATGGTGCCGAAGATATTGAAGATGATAATATGCCAAAATCATTAAAACACGTATGGGATGACCCTAAATTTGGAAAAAAATTCAATAAATTCAACACATTTATAGTAGATGATCGTTATGGAAATTTATGTCATAAAATAAATGTAAGTAATAGTATTCTAGTACAAGCATTTGCACCTTTTGGTGAAACTAAACAGAGAGAATCGTTAACATCTGATTTACTTAAAAAAGCTTTAGACGATGATATATTTAATAACTTGACTGGAATTTCAAATAAATTATTAAAAGATATTGATGGCTGTGAAGACGATGAAATAGATGAAGCATTTAAAGTAGAAGCAGTATTCGCGCCTAGATGTATGAAACGGAAAGAGCTGGATAATTATGTAAAAGAATATGCAAATGGTGTACAATTATGTACTATTGGTGAAGTAGAACACGCAGCTAGTGCGTTTAAAGGCGGTAAATCTCGCAAACATAAACGTAGTAGTAGGGCAAAACGTAATAGTAGAGCAAAACGTAGTAGTAGAGCAAAACGTAGTAGTAGAGCAAAACGCAGTAGTACAAAACGCAGTAGTACAAAACGTAGTAGTACAAAACGCAATATGAAAAAAGTGAATGTTAAAACGAGAAAAAATAAAAAAGGAAAACACACACACAAAAGATTCTAATTTTAAAATTGAATTGTTTTATATGTAATAGTTTTTTATACTATATATAAAATGCCAACAATCAAAGCCGACGAAGATGTCTATTATACGAAAGAAAATGTCTCACTGAAAGAATATAAGATACATGCCTACGTGTATGATTTGAATATTGTAAATATTCCAAAGATCATACATTATGATAAAACAACGAAGCAAATGAAAATGGTTAAAGTCGGCACAATGAATGTGTCAGATTTCTACGGCGAAAAGGCAGAACATGTCACTAAGGAGCTATTTGAAAAAATAAGGTCAGTAATAAAAACATTATATGAACACAATATTTTATATATTGACATTACCGGGTACAACTTCATTGAATGTGAAAACAAATTGTGGATTATAGATTTTGAACACGCCAAATATAATGCAAAACGGAAGAATAAATTTGTGGAAAAGTTTTTAAAAGGGACAAATGAATGGAACCCTGAATTTATATAAACAACCTTTTAAAAAAAGGTTGGGCCAAAATACAATCTTTTATAAGCGAAGCAAGTAAAAAAGGTTGGACCAAAACACAATCTTTATAAGCGAAGCAAGTAAAAAGGTTGGGCCAAAACATAATCTTTATAAGCGAAGCAATTAGACAAAAGTACTTTTTACCGTACTTTTTTGTCGTACTTTTTTAAAAAGTACTTTTTGCCGTACTTTTTTTTAAAAAGTACTTTTTTAAAAAATACTTTTTGCCGTACTTTTATTAAAAGTATATGTATATATGAATTTAGATAATCTTAGAGATATTATTAGTAAAAAAGAAATTCAACCAACGATTATCAATGAAAGTAGTAATTTCGTAGTTGTTACTTACTGGTGGGGGAGATCTGTCAATAACCAAAATACAAGTAGACCTTGTATTTCTTTTTTTGAGAAAATATTAATGCAAGTAAAAGATTTGTGTATAAAAACACTCGGTACTTCTTCACCACAGATCAATATACAACAAATATATAATAGATTAGAAAATATTATTTTATCATTACAATCATTCACAAAGATAATAAATAACACTTCAAAATCATACAATAATATGATTTTTGAACAATTGGGTATATTACCGAGTGAATCAAATATGGATAATGTTGCAACCGCGAAGTTAGAAAAGTTTAAAGAAATGAATATAACTCCGGCCGATTACGAGTATAAAAATATAGAATACTCAGCTCGCATGTTCACACTTATAATGATTGAAGTCATACTTTTAACAAAAAACAATATGCTCCTAATATTTGATACAAATAATAAAATTACTGAATTAAAAGACAGTTTTTTCTCTCGTACTGAACAAGTAACACCTGATGAGAAAGTAACTTATTTGAAAAAAATTGAAGAGCTTAATAATATTCTTAAAAATGAAAACAACTCAATTAAGAAAAAGTTAAATGCAAAACAGGTTTATAGTAACGAACAAATGAAAGAATTTGATAATATGTCTATCTATGAAATATTGCACAAAGAATTTAGATTTTTAAGTCCAATGACATATGATAAAATGATTGAGAAATGGGAACAGGAGTGTGAAAAGTTTAACTGTAATCATATGGCCGTAGAGTATCCAGAATTTGCTAAGCCTGGTGGGTATCAAATGGCAATTAATGCAAAACCTTTATTTATAAGGCAAGCCCTAGGAGCCTGTGGTCAACGCTCGGTTTTATATATTGATGGTGATATGTTTATTCGTAAGTATCCAAACCTCTTTGATATGCAAGATGTGGATTTTATGGCACGAGGCTGGTGGATTGATCCGCGTTCTAGTTGGAAAATGGAAACAAGCATTACATATGATCCATATACATTTGAAACATCAGGTGGTACTATGTTCTTTTCACAATCAATGGAGGCTAAACAACTCATTAATAAATGGATTGAAACAGCAGGAAAATCTTATCAAATAGGAAAAGCCGATGATCGTATTCTCTCGCTCGTGTTTAATACTTATAAATTTCTTTGCTCAATGAAAATAATTCAATTACCGATAGAATATTTATGGTTAACATTAGACTATGATGAGCGAATGTTAGATATAGTTTATGATTATGACAAGTTTAAGATGCAGGAAACCATTTTTATAGAACATTCTGAATGTTTGACATCAGAAGATACTGCTAGTGGTAGTGGCGCAGCCAGTGACCGCACACCTAAATTTTATGGTTACTTAGAGGAGAATATTGAACCTGTTTCTGAACAGTTTCATGAATACATTATGTTTCCATCACAAGACATGGTAGAGACATTAAAATCTTATTTAGATTTTATGAGAGGTATACAATATATAAGTGATGGTAATGAACTATTAATTAAAAAAGGATTAATTAGTTTGGAAAATCCAAGTGATAATGAACAGCCTCTGTATATTACAAATTATAACGACAAATTTGGGAATATACAATACCCACAGGATACCAGTTTGACTTACAATCAAGTTGCTGATATTAATATGCAACGTGTCCAAAAAATGAATATTAACAGCTTAGAATTAGTAAATGTTTCCGAAAATATGATAGAGATAAATAATTTTTCACATCTAATGAAAGAAGAAGATGAGTCAAAATACAATCATGCGATAATTATGTCTTTAATTATTAAACTTTTGATAGAAGGTAAAACTGTTATATATAACCCGACTTCTATGACAGGATATGATCGGTCATATTATGATATTTTAACAGAAAACGATGGTAGAAAATTTCAATCTATGGAATTTATATTTGCGCCTGAATTTACGTCAGGAATATCGCATTCATCTAACTATTTTTATAAACCAAAAATGCACATAAATCAAGTGATGATGTTCAAACCTAGTGATATACTGATTAAATTTTTAACTATGTTTTTAACATTAGATGATCTGTCGGCTCATCTAAATAATGGTTCATTTGAATTTATGTCACGAATTAGGGTAGGATATATTATAAAAAAAACACAGAAAAATGTAGGTTCTGTAAAAAATATCATGGGAGGCGGAGATGTTAATAATGATAAAGATATTGACTTCTACAATGAAGGTTTAGATATATTATATACAGGTGGAAGGAGAAGTAAAAATGTTAGAAATAGTCGTATGATGACAACTCGTATATTAAAAAATACACAGGATTTGTTACATATTGAAACCAGGAAGCACAAGACCAGGAAGCACAAGACCAGGAAGCACAAGACCAGGAAGCCCAAGACCAGGAAGCACAAGACCAGGAAGCACAAGACCAGGAAGCACAAGACCAGGAAGCACAAGACCAGGAAGCACAAGACCAGGAAGCACAAGACCAGAAAATTATAAACATAATTTTTATAATAAAATTGAATTACATAGGATATAAATACATATTGTATTATATTCTTTATAACCGACTTCCACCTTTTAAGCAAAATGGATCTTACACAACGCAAACTCAGCAAAGCCGAATGGGCCAGTATTGAAGTCCCTGTTTCTCTGGAAGAGAAACGTATTCACGAATTAATTACCGCAGGGTTTCACGATGTGAATTTACAACGTAATCCATCGCATTCCCTATTAAAATATATGAAAATCACCTTCAGCCAACAAATAGATCTTTACCTGTATGTGCAGTACCTTCAGCCACTCATTCTTGAACTACAGGGGCGCTTCAAATTCCCTTTTAGCAAATTTAAAACCAATGAGCACACCATGAAAAAAGCGGATTTAATTCGGCTTGCCAATACTGACAAACAATTGGCAGAACAGCGAGAGAATTTGTTTGAGTTTATTCTTCTGGATCTACTGAAGAAAATGTTCCAGGAATATGTGAAACAAAAATACAACACTTATTATACCTTGCAAAATCTCCTCACGTATCACGTAGAACACGTCAACCAGCATTTACTAAAAGCGCTGAGAGGTATCTTAGCCAATGTGGAACCAAACGTGGACCTGCAAGAGTTAATTTATAATGGGCAAAAAAACATTGAGCAAAACCCGCATCTCTTGAAATACGCCGATGAAACCTTGTACGATCACCAAAAACAACTCTTCACCCTGTGTAAACAACCGCAACCCAAGTTAATTCTGTATATTGCCCCCACGGGGACGGGTAAAACCTTGTCACCCCTGGGATTAACCGAAAAATATAAAGTAATCTTTGTCTGCGCTGCACGGCATGTGGGCCTGGCATTGGCAAAAGCGGCCATATCGGCCCAGAAGAAAGTGGCCTTTGCCTTCGGTTGTAATGATGCGGAAGATATTCGGCTCCATTACTTTGCCGCCAAAGAATATTCGCTCAATAAGAAAAGCGGCGGCATTGGCAAAGTGGATAATTCCGTCGGTGATAAAGTTGAGCTGATGATTAGTGATATTCAATCCTACTTACCAGCCATGTATTATATGCTGGCCTTTAATCCCAAAGAAAAGATTATTCTGTATTGGGATGAACCAACCATTACCTTAGACTATGCGGAGCACACATTTCACAAAATTATCCAAGACAATTGGCACCAAAATCTTATTCCCAATGTGGTCTTATCCTCCGCAACTCTACCCCAACGCGAAGAACTCGTGGATACCATTAACGATTTCTGTGGTAAATTTGCAGGGGCAGACGTTCACGATATTGTTAGCTACGATTGCAAAAAAACTATACCCCTCATCAACAAAGAAGGGTTCGTGGAAATGCCCCATTATCTCAGTGCGGATTATGGGGAGATTAAAAAAATCGTCAAGCATTGTCTTACCTATAAGACACTTCTCCGCTACCTGGACTTGGGCGCAGCTGTCGCTTTTATAAAATTCATCACCACTTTGCAAGCGACGACACAGCCGGAATTGATTACCAACCGGCGACTCACCCTAGCGTTACAATTTCCCACGGTGGATGCCATTAATATGATTAATCTGAAGCTGTATTATTTGCAACTGCTCGGTAATTTAAAACCCGAGGCGTGGTCAGCGATTCATAGTCAGCTAACAACCGAGCGCAGCAAAAAACAAGTGTCTAATATTCATATTGTCAGTCAAGACGCGCATACTTTAACAGATGGGCCGACCATCTTCTTGGCAGAAAACGCCGAGAAAATCGCGCAGTTTTATATCCAAAGCGCTGGTATTCCCGCTCATATTACGGCGGATATTATGAAAGCCATTGAATTCAATTCACAGCTCAACGAAAAAATTGCGCGCGACACGAAAGATTTTGAAGACGGGACGAAAAAAGACGAAGGCAAAGAAAAAAAAGCCGGCAATACTGATCGCATGGATCCAGAGATGAAAAAACTTCTCCAAAATATTCAACAGTTGCAAGCGGCGACGAAACTTGTGGTGTTACCGCCCCAGTACATACCCAATACAACGGAGCATTTATATAAACACGCGCCCAAACTCTATAATAAAGACGACTTACAAAACAAACCCTTTACTAGCAATGTGTCGGAAGATTATGTGGAAAAAATAATGCGGATCAACGATATTGAAGACCACTGGAAACTCTTGCTCATGATGGGCATCGGGGTCTTTGCCGAACATAAAAGTGACCGCTACACGGAATTGATGAAGAGTCTAGTCCAAGAACAGAAACTCTACTTGATTATAGCGATGTCGGATTATATTTATGGGACGAACTACCAGTTTTGTCACGGTTATATTAGTAAAGACTTGGGTGAAATGAGCCAAGAGAAATGTATCCAGGCTATGGGCCGGGTCGGCCGCAATAAATTACAACACGATTATAGTGTGCGGTTTAGAGAGAATGAGTTGATTTTGAAACTCTTTCAAAAGGCGGAACACAGTCCTGAGGTACTAAATATGAATCTTTTGTTTAATGACAGTTGTTGAAAACGTTTACTTATATAATTATTATATATTATTATATTTATTATTATATTTATTATTATATTTATTATTATATTTATTATTATATTTATTATTATATATACTTTGATGGCAAATTTAATGAGGTTTTTTTCTTATAAAAAAAATAATTCTATTTCACGTGAAACTCAAAGATTTCAAATTGTACAATCACCCTATAATTTAACCAATGTCATTGTGCAACAACATTCCACTACATCGGCGCAGTTAGCCAAACTCATTACGCAATTAACCAGTCTTACTTCTCAACAGGCTCAAACATCAGCCAAGCTTACTCAAACATCAGCCAAGCTTACTCAAACATCAGCCAAGCTTGAGCAGGTCAATTCTCAACTAAGACAACGCACAAGTTTAAATATAAATATGGGTAGTCTGAAACCTATCTCAAACCAACCGATAGTTGTAGGCGCAATGCCAAATACACCGAAAAAATTGACCTATGATTATAATACAGCGAACTATTCTATTAGTATTATTAGTAATTTTTTAAGTTATTTGTTACAAACCGAACCCTATACGCCAATGAATATACCAGGGTTTGTGCCCGATAGTATAGTATTTTACAAATATTCTGGTGATGTGAAAAATATAGGGTTTTCTATAGTCTCTTATGATGCACAAACAGTTCTAATATGTTTCAGGGGTTCCCAAACCGCAATTGATTTTGTGGATGACTCAAAATATAATTATTATACACCCATAAATGGGCAATTCCCGCCTCAAAAAAATCCCGAAACTGCGTTATATACCGCGCCAGGATTTACCGCAGTGTATAATGAAATTAAGACTAATATAATAACGACTATTGGCACTTATAAAAATATCAAACGCGTGTATATATGTGGACATAGTTTAGGTGCATCATTATCCATGTTATTAGCCTATGATTTATCCACTAATCCAAAATATACAACTATGGTAGAAGTGTATGGCATCGCTCCACCAAAAACTGGCGACAAGTTATTTACAACAACCATAGAAAACAATTGTAAATATGCTTTAAGTTTAATCAATTTAGCAGATATGGTACCATCCATAACAACAACCTATATGTATAATAAATATGCGCCCAATATTCCTTGCAGTTTTTTGCACGTAACACCCATCGCGATTTTTAATAACATAAAGGCAACTATTGGTGATTGTCATTTAATAACTGCGTATTATGAAGGCATTAGAAATGGTAGTCCGTCTATAAAAAACCCGATTGTCGTGCCTAATGTACAATAATATTATAAAAAATACTTAAACTTATTCTTGTTATATCTACTACAATATGGCTTTGTTTTCTGTTTTCAACAAATTTAAAATATGCGATGTCACCTTGACAAATACCTTACTGACCACTTCTAGCCGCCTGCATAAATTTATATTGGCCGAGAAAAAAGAACGTTTACAACAAATAGTGTACGAAACTAGACCAGATAAATTAGAAATTGGTTTATTTAAACCTTCTTTAAACTATACTTTTACACAGACCCCTGTGCAAAAACAGACCCCTGTGCAAAATATTTCTCTCTATAATCCAATGCTAAAGCGGTTTGATATAATAGAAAAGACTTATGACCCATTTCAAGAAATATACAAGTCCAAAAATAAAACATACTCTATAGGGCAAAAAGAACAGCATTGCGATACTTTACAATTGTATAATTTTGCACAAAACCTGTTGAGAAAAAACTCAATTGACTGTCAATTGTATGTGTTAATGCCGCTGAGTAAATTATATATAGATCAAGCCCGGTTCCTAAATATTAAAAACATTTCAATAAACACCGCTTTATCCGAAACGTTTTTGCAAAAATATACGAATCGCCCCCTTAAAAGTACTAAACATTTATTGACATCCTTGTTTGCTAAGGATGACCGACGTTTTAAAAATGTGAAATTATATGTCGCGTGTCTATCGTATTGTCCATTTGAAGGTGAAAAACAGATTAAACATATCATAGCGGATATCTTATACTACAATACACTACCTGGTATTACTGAAATATGTTTAACCGATACTTTTGGATCCCTCCGCGCTAAGGATTTCTTGAACATTGTTGAAGGTTTGACTAAGCATATGGATATGCGTAAACTCAGTGTGCGGTTAATTATGAGGCACTCTTGCGATATTGAAGTTAATACCCAACAAGAATCTAACATAGCAAAGATTATTCAGTTTTGTATTCAAAATAATATTTATCAATTTGATGTGGTAAGTGATGACGAGGAAAATGATAACGCCGGCGGTTGCAAAATCTTGAATTCTGATAAATTATATGATTATGCTGATGATTATACTGATGATTATGCGGAATTAGCGTATTATGCTTGATGTTTCCTCAATAAGAATTCTAGTAGGTTTGTGAAATGCATACACTTTCTCTCTCAATTCTAGATAATAGTTGTATTTTTCTGCATCCAATTCAGTCTCGTATATTTTACTATTTCCAGTGGCGATCACTTCCACTTTTTTCTTATCCACACCCGAGTCGGGGGATTGTTGGATTATTGTATTATAAATCCGAATAGTTTTCCAACCAGCCAATACTTTTTCAAAAATAAAAATCACTTCTTCACCCGTAATACCACGTTTACTTGTACGCTTCTTCTCTCGGCGTTCTTTTTTCATCGTTAAAAAACTTGTTTATATTTATCATTAACGTCAGTCATAATAAATATAATATATGTATATTATTTATGTATATTATAAAAGTATAATTATTATTTCTTGTTATAATTAGTAATTAATTGTAAATAGTGTTCATATTTCTCCGGAGAGACTTCTGATTCATAAAACGGAAGTTCTCCTTGATTAATATTACGTTTTATATTTTTTACGATATCAATTGATAAGTCATTTTTAATTTGTTGTTTCAATCGTAGCGCGTCCAAGTGTTCTAAAATGGTCATGGGCTTTTCTTCCTTTACCAATTTTTCAATAACAATACACATTTCTTCTAAGTGAATTTTGCGTTTTTTGATATTTTGAGCTTCCTTACTTAAAGGAATTTTTTGATCTGTTTGTTTTTCTTCAGTGCGACATAATATAATACCATTTTTAATACGAGTTACAGTGTGTTTTGGCAAAGTAAGTAAATCTTGTATTTCCATATTTTTTTTTCCCTCTTTGATAAGTGCTCGTACTTGGATAATTATTTCATCAGATACACCACCCCTGGCGTCTCTAATAGATGTGGACATTTTTTTCTTGGTTTCAGCTGTTTTCAACTTGCCAAAATTGTGGTTACCAGCACCTTGCATTTTGTCTGATTTTTCTTTGTAAACTTGTTTCAAATGTATTTCTTTACATAATTGCTCTTTCATTTCTCTCAATCGCATTAATTCTAAATAGCCTTCTTTTTCGCCCTCATTACAATTTATATCAGTAAATTGTTCTATTTTATGTTTTTCTTCATTACAGATTTTGTACATTTCCTGTTTGACTGTAACATCGCTGGACGTAAGATAAGTTTCAAAAGCCACTGCTTGATTATACTTTACAATTAATCCATCTTTAACAAGAGCGATGAATTTGAGACAATCCATTTTGTCGCGAATCATATATTCATTTTTTATAACATAGCCAAATTTCAAAAAGTCTCTAATCTTTTCCAATATTACTGGATGATTTTTTTGTGCAACTGAAATACTGAATGAATTTATTGCCGTTTTGCTTATATAAAAGCATCCTTCGGCATCCAACAAACCTTGAATATATTCAATATTCATTCGTCCAAATGTGGTTTCGTCCATTATTTTATATTTATTAGCGTGACTGCATTTTTTATGTAGTAACTCTTTTTCCTCTAGAACATTGGGTATATCTGCCAACTTATAAAATTCATTTAAACGTTCTATTTGGGGCTGTTTTATAATCATACTAAAACGAATATAATCTAATAGAAGTTTGTACTCATTACTTCGTATTATCAAATTATATTGATTCCGTACATTATGTTTATGATAAAACTCCCCAGTCTCATCTAACAAATCCACACTTTTATCATTTCTATTTGCAGAGGTAGTGATGCTGCCACTAAAATGATAACGAATGACACGCAATACATTGGTTCGGCATTGAGTAATAGTTATACCGGATTGATAACCGTGCAGTATCTTCCGTATAAATATACAACCATCCCCATCTATCATACCCGCAATATAGGATGGGTGAGGCGGAGAATTCTTAAAGCGTTCTAATTGTTTCAGCGTATCTAATTCAATATTGGCCATTTTTATGAAATATATATCAATGATTTCAACTGTTTCAATTATAAAATAAAATAAATAAAATAAAATTAATAATATTAAATAAATAATATTAATTTAATATTATTTATCATTATAATTTTTATATAAAAAAAGTTTATAATTTTTATATATAATTTATTCCATGTCAATATCATATTTTGATTTTATTTTTTTTTTAAAAATATCCATTTGTTCTTCCAATACATAATTGTCTGGCAATACCATTCGCAAATTTAAACGTTTTCCATCATCACATTTTTTATCAAAGATTAAATGGGGTTTGTTGCGTTCTTCTTTAATTGTTATATGTTTGGGGAGTTCATCTGCATCAGTAGTAATAGGATACATATTCTTCTCCAAATCATCAACGACTTTATTTGCCGAAGCAAGTTTTTCCAATAGCGAAATTTTATTAGATTTACTTGACATCCATGGTTTATCTAATTTAGGGTGCTTTTCAACCTTGAAAAAGAACCGTTGTTTGGTTTTTTCTTTGTCTAAATATTCATCATAATAAACTACATATTTTCTCATCATATCTTGAGTAATTCCGGCAGGCAAAGGTTTGGCACTATGTTTTCTCTCTCGTTTTGTACCTTCCTTTATCCCTTTACAATTTTGTTCTTGTTCATTTCTAGTCGCAATGCGTAAATTTTCCATAGAGTTATTTAACGGGTTTTGGTCAATATGATCAACACTAATTTCTTTGGTTCCCTTACCGTTTCCATGACAACCGGTAATTATTTGATGTATGTACAAATTAAGCGTACAACAAACATACCCACTTTGATGTTTGAAAAATGTCAATTTTTTTCCATTATTTTGTAACTTTTCAAAATCCAATATTTTTTGATAGGACTCATCACATAACATACACAATATATTCGGCTCACAATACATTAATAGTTGTTCTTTATTCTGTTCGTCGCGAATTTTCCACAGTGGATTTTTTAATACATATGCATCATTACCAAGTGTCCCAAAATGCCCTTGAATATATTCAATAATTGTATATTTTTTTTGCAGTTCTGTGTGATATTGATGATATACATCTACATTCATACCTCGTAAGTCATATTCATTGTTATTTTTAAAAGTATATTTAATGTTACATGAATTATATTGAAACAAAAATTCTAACAGGGAAAAACGTTTGTAATTATGCAAATAAGAAGGGTATTTGTCATCTTCATTTACAAAGGCAAATTTTTTATCAAACCGGGCAAATTTATTAAAACCGTCAAAATCTACATAGTATTTTTTCCCTGAAAAATCCAAAACGCCGCAAAGTAGAGTAGTATCAACTGTCGTAATTGGCTTCATAGTTTTGTTGTTTAAATCAAACATAGCGTGATCGCTCTTTTCAATTTTATTCTTAATCATATTATAATTAATATAGTATGATTTGTTTTTAAGTAGTTTAAAATTGTAATTAATGTTTTTATATAACACATTACGCTCAGTTTGAGTACGCCAACCCACCCATTCCACTCATTACACGTAACACGTTATAATTGGTCGCGTACACACGTACCTTGGCAGTGTTAGTACCTTGGACGGTGGCGTTAGACAAAACCAGCTGAAGAGTGGCATTGTCAATACGCGAGAAGTTGCAAGAACCAGATGGCTGATGTTCTTCAGGGCGAAGAGCAAAAGAGTAGACGTTGATACCAGTGTCGGGGTTGCGAGTATGGTGTTGGTAAGGTTGGACCAAGTCAAAGTAGGTACCTTCACGCTCCGAGAAACGGTCTTGACCGTTAAGCTGAAGCTTAGCAGTGACGACAGGGTTTTCACCCCAGCAGTGCATATCCAAGGACGATTCGGCGAGCACAAAGGTCCCGGCGTCGGAGACACCCGAGTTGACAGCGGGGCCAGTGGTCTGAGGACCAGGGTTAACCGCGCCAGAATAACCGTTACCAGTAATACCGAGACCGTTGTCAAACCCACCTCCGGCATTTTGTGTTGCGCCAGACCCATGACCGCCAGCGCCGTTGTAGTTCCACCAAGCCGCCGCGGTAACATCAACTGCTCCGGGGTCATTAAAGAGACCTGAACCATCAATGTATGAACCAGTAGTTTCAGCGATAGACTGGGCACCTCCGAAGGCGTGGATGGCGTTAGGGAGAGCATCAATACCGTCCGTGTAGTTGAAGGGCTGGGCACCGAGCGTCTTGTAGAGCATGGTGTTGCAGTTGAGGGATGCACAATAGTCCACGTTACCGTCAGGCTGAACAACCCAAATCAACTCTTTGCAAGGGTGATTGAGGTTCAACTTGATCTTGTTGGAAGACGAACCCACGGATTCATCACCCGTAAATTGGAGCTGTTCAATAAGATATTCATGGGGGTTCTGGGCCATTCTTCGTCGTTCATCAGTATCCAAGAAGACATAGTCTACGTAGAGAGAGGCAGCAACTAACGATTGATTATAGGGGGTCACCGACTTGACGGATTGCTTCTGGCTTGGATTGCAGTCCAAAGTGTTTACGGCCCACAAGCATTCATCAATAGGACGAATATCCAAGTTAATCTTGACTTCGTGATATTGCAGAGCGATAAGAGGTAGCGCCAAACCGGGGTTGCGGCAATACCAGAATTGGAAGGGGACATAAAGGGTGGTTTCGGGGAGAGCGTTACGGGGTTCGCAGACCTGAACGGGGGCGCCTGAGGCACAAGGCCCATCAACATTGGCGAAAGAAGGGTCACAGATAAAAGTGAGTTGAGTGGTGTTACCAACCATCTTGTAATACCCACGTTGCTGCTCAGCCGACAAAGTGAGCTGATTCCAGATGTGCATCCAGTCACCATACTGGCGATCAATACGTTGACCTCCGATTTCAACTTCCACCTGAGAGATCATCTGCTCTCCGGGAAAGTCAAGCCAGCGGGCCCAAACACCAGCATCTGCAGGAGCCTTCATGTTCTGGTTAATTTCGGGCAAAGTCACCTGTAAATAGGTGCGGTAAGCCAAATCACCGTTTCGGCTAATAACACAAGTAACACGGCGACCAAAATCGGCTTGACCGTTAAAAGTCTGTTCAATGGATTCCATGGCAAAGTTCGTGTGACGACGATACGTGACCTTCCAGAAGGTAATCTGAGGGTTACCAGTAAGGTAAACATCTTGAGCACCATAAGCGACGAGTTGCATTAAACCTCCTCCCATTGTTTTATAATATCCCTAAAGAAAAAAAATTTGAATTTTAATTTAATTAAATTTAATTAAATTAAATTAAACGTTATAAAAAACATCAATAGAAAATAGTCAACAATAGAAAATAGTCAACAATAGAAAATAGTCAACAATAGAAAATATATATGCCTAGAGTATTTATAAAATTACAACTCTATATATTTAACAAGTTATAACACTATTGCACCCCCGTCATATTTGCTTGAATAAAATTTTGTAAAAATGAATCTAAATAAATCTCCTTTTCCCCTTCGTGTTTTTTATTAAAAATATATTTGTCTTCTTTTTTCACAATTGTCCAGCCAGATTCTAGTACATTATATAAAAATTTCATTTTTTTCAAAGTAATATAATCTACAACATCATTTGAATCTATATAAATATCCATTATCAATAGAGTAGAAAACATTAACTATATCTAAACATAAATATATTTTATCTGTTACACTCTATAACAGATAAAATATATGTATAATCAACTAAATTTTGCTTAAATAAATATTATATCTTTATATATATGTCTGGAGTATTTAAAACAAAAAAACTGTTAAATAGTAATGAATCCACCACGCTTGACATTAAACATAAAGAAATGCTCAATAAATTTAGAATTGACTACACTGGTACAAAACCTGAATTAGAAAAAGAAAAGAAAAATCTATTATTACGGCTAAAAACTCATAATTTGTCTATTGACGAAAAAATCGCTATATGTGATGTGTTGAGTAATTTAAAAACACAGTTGAAAAATATTAAAAAAGCTGAAAAGGACTATTTACTAAATAACTCTCAGTATATATTTGAATATTTTGAAAATAAAAAAAATATTGCCGAATGTAAAAATAAACCTACTATGTTGGAACATTTTTTTAATTCTAAAGAATCAGCTTCAGTAGAGGATATAAAAGTCAAGGATATATCTTATCTGGATAAATATTTAACCAATATTAATGAATCATGCCTAGATATTAATAATTATACGATTCAAACCGACATTTGTAAATTCTGTAGTAAAGGCGATTTAATTCACTTGGATCACGAAGGCATTTTAATTTGCAATAATTGTTTTAAGCATACCAAATATCTCATTGAGAATGAGAAACCTTCTTACAAAGAACCGCCTAAAGAAGTATGTTTTTATGCCTATAAAAGAATAAACCATTTTCGTGAAATTCTTGCGCAATTTCAAGCTAAAGAAACCACGCAAATTCATCCAGACATTATTGAAAACATCATTCAGCAAGTGAAAAAAGAGAGAATCAGTTTGTCACAGCTGACGAATAAGCGAGCCAAAGATATTCTAAAGAAACTCGGCTATAATAAATATTATGAACATATTCCATTTATTAAAGACAAGCTAGGGATTAAACCGCCGATTATGAGTGCGGAACTGGAAATTACGTTGTGTAATTTATTTATGGATATCCAAGCCCCTTATGCGAAATATTGTCCGGATTATCGTATTAATTTCCTAAACTATTACTATACGGTCTACAAATTATGTGAACTGTTGGATCAACAACAGTTTTTGCCCTATTTCCCGATGTTGAAAGATAGAGAAAAACGGATTGAACAAGATGTTATCTGGAAAAATATTTGCGATGAATTAGACTGGGAATTTATTCCCACTGTATAATATATTATTATATATATTTAATAAATTATATACTTAATAAATATATATACTTAATAAATTATATACTTAATAAATTATATACTTAATAAATTATATACTTTGCTACATAGACATAGTCAATTGTCGTGTAAATCTCTTATCGGTGGAAACTGCCGGCGCGTTAGGTTTATTTAGTTTGCTAAAATTATTTTTATAAAGACAGGCTATCGCGTTTTCCGGATGAAGGGTTTCACACTGAAGTCCATTCACGTTCATTATTTGGTGGTTATCTAACAACACATTATATAAGGTTTCGCCACGGTACGCGACTTTTTGCACAGCCGGAGATACCGCCAGAAACCGTTCGGCCGGTACCATTTGCTGATTATAAAGAATTTTATGGTCTTTGGACATAATAGTTCTTCGGCAAGGGATATTTTTTCCTAAAGTATGGGGTGGAAATGCTATTAAATAGTTATCCAAGGTAGCAGTATGCGTAATATACCGAATTGGTTGTTGCCCTAGGGTGTGTAGCCCCGGTCGGAGTTGTTCAATGGCAATGATGCCTTGATCGGTTTGGATAGGGGTACCAGCCGGGAAACAAATGTTAGAAATGATCGGCGTCGGTGTCGGCGTCGGTGTCGGCGTCGGTGTCGGCGACGCTGTAGGAGCCGGTGTCGGCGGCGGTGCCGGCGCCGGTGGTGGCGTGGTCGTTGGCGTTTCATTTCAAGAGATTTCTACATCGCCTTTCAGACCCGTATCTCC